AAAAAACACACCCATTGTATATGTGAAGTGGATGTTAGAGAATAGAGAAATGCCTTCCTCCCACCAAGTATTACTTCGTCAGATATTAAAGACAATGAAATAGGTGTTGTACCAAGTGTTGCATAATAACTTTTTTTGCTGTAACTTCGCTTGGTCTCTGACACACTCCGATATGAAATACGATAAATATCAGATCGGGTAGAAGTCTAACAAAGACTTCGACACTATCAAGATCGCAATACTAAAGTCTGAAACACATTGAGTGTCACTCTTGAACTGCTCAGGTACAAATGAATCGGCGCTACAACTGTACCTATATCAGGATAGGTGTTCCAACATGCATTATCGCGTAGCGATCCGCTTGGTTCCATCTCTGGTGACGGCTTATATACACACAATCAAAAACTACATTTTGGGCTTTACTGGATCTGGATAAACTGATGAGATATGTTCTGCGTGGGGATTATATATATGTACGACGGTCCGAAACCTAAACCAGAACTGGGATTCCAACATGACCCCCCTAAGTCAATTTTTTATTTCTGCAAACTTTTTGGGATTTCATTTAGTTAACATAATACATATTATAGGCAACACTATTATTTCACCGATCCAGTGATAGCAAGGGTTTGAGAATCCATGACCCAAACCTTCCCTCAACCAGGGCTACAAATCGGCCATCGCCCTATGGGGCTAGGCCTTCCCATAGCCTGTTACCTTCCCCCTACAGTGGGAACAATACACACCTCCAATAACCCCATATAAATCAAACCTAACGACTGATCTAAACAGATACCACACTTGACCCTCAGATAATTATTTCAAGCCGTTATTGTTGCTGTATTTAAGTAGCCCGAAAAGTAGTTCAAACCTCCGTGCAGAAAAAAGTTTTCAAAAACATTTGGAATTGTCATAAAAGTTTCTAACGCGCGATCATATATAGGCCACTAATTTCCAAAAAGCGTTTACCTGGTAACACCTTCTCCAGGAAAAAATATTTTAATCTCTGCATCCCTTACTAGTACCATGCTGTAGACTTATCTTTTGTGAGAATGAAAAAAAAGTTTTGTCAGTTAGAAAAATATACACTAGATTTGAATCATCTAACCAAAACGATTGACACCTATGTTCAAATTTTCGCCACTATAAAGTGAGCCACCAAGCGCGACAGAGCCGAGCAAGACATCGGAACGCAAACTCCTCGCCCAGTTTATAACCCTGCAAAGCGTTGAGGAATCGTAACTAGCATCTACGACATTTTAAGAAGGAGACTCGAAACTACAGTAAAGTTGTCCGACTGAGTAAACTGGAACCTAAATAGCCCTGGCCCATATGGAGACATCGGCCAGGCATCTATATTGAGATGTGTATCTCAACTGATGATTCCGAGAGGATGAAATAGATATCTAACCAAAACTAAAATAAACAATCATGACAACACAAGAATTTGAAAACAAATACGACGAAAGGTTTGGTTTTCCAGACACTCAAGATATGCTTATGAGAGTAGCATCTAATCTATCTGATTTACATATTGAGAAAAGTTACTTTACACCAGAACAGATGGATAATAAACTAAATAATCTCAAAGAATACATATTTGACTACAAAAGAGTATTATATAAAACAAATGGAGACAAATTCCTTGAGACTGATAGAGAGAGAGCAAAGCGCCTATTAGAAGAGGTGAAGGATGCTACGTCTGAACTCGAAGAGTTGGGTGCCAATTACAGCATATGGCAGAACGCCCAAGCAAGTCACAAGATCTTAAAGAAGGCTAACAAGGATTTAAGATTTGTAGGATGATACAGGAAACTAAGTTCGAAACTATCAAAAGCAAAAGAATAGCGACAGGCTTATATCAAGCCGAGTACAGGGGGCATGTGGTAACAATCGCAAACCTCCGAGACGAAGTAGAATGGTCTGGTCCTGGAACGACCTTCTGGCAAGTCAATTCAGACACCATCTCCCTGGAGGACGGTGGCGACACTTTATGGGCTAGCAAATGGGAGGCTCTCTGGATGATACCAGATCTCATTGATAATGTACTTGACGGTACTTCACTCGTCTGAGCGAGTATAAACAGACTTTAGGCTCAGAGCGTCCCCACTGCGGTGGGGGGTAGCAATATTGCTAGTAATCTCTAATAACAATTATTATGAAAAAGCAAAATAAAGATACAAGGCTACAAACCTTACTTCGTTTCCTGGACAGGAAGTTTGCCAATACAACCTGGGCTGAGGCTAATACTCGGTTCAATCACAAAATCATTTTTACAGCGGCTTTGCTCCTGGAGAAATGGAGCGACAATGATCTTGATACCTGGGTGGGTGGTCAAGACTGGGATATCAACATATACAAACTGGGTGTACAGCCAGAGACATACGTCGAGTATTTTGATTACAACGGTAAGGCAACTACACCAATGCCTAGTATGCCTAGAGTTACTTTAAGCACTGTCTCACACTTTACTATAAAGAAATAATGAGAGCCGTAGACATAACTCCTGGACTAGAGCGACGCAAGAACGTCTCCAGGATTACTTACTCCACCTTGTATGTCAGTCGAACCCATGTAGGGTTCTCTGGCAAACTGGGGATTGGGTTTGTCAAGCGGACCAAAGCAGGAGTCCGCAAGACTCTGAATGGCCGAGTCAAGTGGTACCACAGTTGTGCCACTAGCCTGGTCGATGCTTTGAGAGCCGTGCGAAAGCACTACAGTGTCCAGGTACCCTCATCGGGTTGGGACAAGATCAGAGTTAAGCACTACAACACTACTGAGGTAGAGCAACTGGTTGCGGCCAGTATAAACAGTCTTTAAGCCGCAAGCGTGTCCTGGAGTTAATCTTCCAGGGCGGTAGCAATAATGCTAGTAATCTCAAAAACAATTATAATGAAAACAACAAATCATTTTATCGGACTTCCGATAGACATATATGACGGGAACGGTGGATGTATCGTACCCACTACTTTTAAGAAGTTAGTTCTTCATGCCAGTCACCTGGTAGATGCCTATCATCAATTGAGCGATCACTACGATGAGATCCCAGGTACATATGACGGGAGCACTTACTACAATTACATGAACGTCAAATCTATTAAAATTAAGAATCAGTTCTTATACATCAAATCCGAGGAAGGTCCCGATGAGTACAGATTTGAAAAGCGGTACAACTTGAACAAAGAGGATGATTTCGATTTCGGTGGATATTTAGACGCTGTCTACGCCCTTAGATTAATAATCAAGACCTACAAAAGGGTGTTAGGGTTTGACGTTATGCCCAGGATCGAGAAATGCGACCAGGATGATCTTCACTGCTATAACTACGAACAATGCGATGTGACTGGAGAGCGTGTTCCAGATAACTGGATCCATACTCCTGGGTGCAATTACATCGAATGGACTACAAATCTTGGAGTCATCTCTGTTAAACGAACTGAGAAGGCTCAAAAAATAATCGATAAAAACGATAATTTCTCACAAGGTTGTTGGGCTGTTAGCGCCAAGGGTAAAAAAGCATACCCGAAGGCGTTCGTATTCAACTCGTCTGAGCGAGTATAAATAGGCTTTTGGCTCAGAGCGATTCCTGGAGCGCTGTTTCCAGGAATGTAGCAATAATGCTAAACAATTTAAATCTTTAACCATGAGTAATAATCAAGTAACCGATGTCTGTTACGGTTGTGGAGTTACCCAACCATACGGAACAATGGAAGATGTTAACGAAAACGATTTCGACATTTTCTGTAATGACTGTCACCCAAATAAAAAGGTGGACATTCTTGAAGAGAATACTGAAACTAAACTTTTATACCTAGCCATACATCAAATGTATGAGGTCGACAGGGGTCTTTGTAATATGACCACAGAAGACTGGATCCAGGAGTTGGCAAAATGTATGAATGATCCCGACTACAAAGAAAAGTTCTGGACGGAGTATAGAGAATATCGTAAAGCAATGGACGCATGAAGAACCATCCAGAACACTACGGTAAGTGGGCCACGATGATCATTGGGGTCATCGGCCTACTCACCACCATACTTGCCTACTGGTTAGCGCTGTATGGAACCTATAAACTTTTTTTTTACTAATAATTTAATTTTTTAATCATGAAATATTTTTCTATGAAGGGCGAGGGCCTTAACAATCAGATAACTGAGCATACTGATCCGCTCAAGTTCATATCAACCTTAAATAGCCACGACACCGAAGAGTTTTTAAATAGACTTTATGTGGGGGATGGTGAAAGGATTTACAGTCTTTCTAAAACCTACCTTAAAAAGGTTAGGACCAAACTTTACAGGACGGAGATCTGGAGACTCCGCCAGGCTATTAATGACCTAAGGACTAAGGCTCCAGAATTTGGAATTGATTCAGATAATTCGTAAATTGTAATAATTAATAATATCTCTAATCATGCAAACAATCACTTCAAATGCAGCAAACTTTCTTGAGCGCTCGAATGCGCTCAGATACCTGGAAGGCGATCCAATATGCGACCCTTCCAGGGCCAAGGCTTACATAGCCAAGTATGGAAAGCCAGTAGAGGAAAAGTTAACCTGGTTCTCTGTTAAAAGTATTCCGTATAATATCATATGCCCACCTCAGACTATAATCGGTCCAGAAAAACGTAAGCAAAAGTTCTTCCTGGAGGAAAGGCACGCCAGAGAATACGCAGAGTCCATAAAGGAACCTCAAATAATCAAATTCCTTGGATCGACCAGGGTCTTCATTTATATATAATTTATTATGGCACGAGAAACAAAAAGGCACAGTGGTGCCACCAGGGATGATGTAAGAGCCGTAGCGGGAGTTAATATTAACTATGACCCCTATGTGCAACTTGAATTTTATTCCTATCGTATCAAGGCACTGGAAGAGAGTCTTGAAACGTATAAATTTTTACTAGCGATGCATGGAGTGGATCTCGAAGACGAGGAAATCTCTGCATCTATTTTTATTAACGCGGTCCAGGATCAAGGACTTTAATTTTATTTATTATGTACGCAAACACTGAATCAGACATCACTGGAGAAATTCGGGAGATGGAAGACGCCATAGCAAAAATGGCTAGGCATAGTACGGTAGTTGGAGACATGCTGATGTCAATGAAGATTCATGCATTGAGCAAGAATGTGAAAAGACTGAAGGAGGCTCTGGCTAAAACTAGACCCATAAATAATATCGTTTAACTATTGTATTTGAGAGATAGAAAGACTATCTTCAAAATCCTAAATTTATTTTAATATGAGCACAAGAAAAATCAAAACTATCACTATTCAGAGAAACGAATATGTGATGGTCAATGAGAAAGTGAAATTCTTTCGGAGCGAACCCCAGTACAAAGACTGGTCAATAGAATCAGACATCATCAAGCACGAAAACAATGATGTCATAGTAAAGACAGTAATCAGAGACACCAAAGGTGTGATTCGGTCTACTGGACTGGCGCATGAAGTTGCAGGTTCTACCAGGATCAATTCTACATCTCATGTTGAGAACTGCGAAACTTCAGCAATTGGTCGAGCCATGTCTGGACTAGGCATAGGAGTTGACTCTTCTTACTCTAGCGGAAACGAAGTTGAGATGGCTATTGCTAAACAAGATGCAGGAATAGTTAATACTAAGCCGTCATCAGTAGCCGTAACCGACTTTGATAAAGCGCTAGATCACCTACTTCAGAAAAGCCCTCAAGAGAGACCAATGGCTTTAAAGAAGATGAAGGAAAGGCCCGCATATAAGAAGTTTACTGCGGCGCAACACAAGAAACTCGAAGCAACGCTATGAGTTTAATTCAGAGGTTACAGGAAAAGACGGGTGGTTCTAAAGACTACCTGTCTTATTCCACCGTTAAATACGCATTGGAAGACATGCGTTTATTTGAGTTAAAGTATTTAGATAAACTCAAAAAGAAAACTCAAGCACTATCATTCGGATCATTATACGATTGCCTGCTGATGACTCCAGAGGAGTTTGATGATAGGTTCGTCATGATTGATGATGACCAGATGGTCGAAGAGTTAAAGGCTAAGGGAATAAAAAACCCCAGAGCAACCAAAGTATACAAGGACTACCTCCGTAAACTAGAGCAGGACAATCCAGATAAAGAGATGGTTAACGCCGATGATCACACGCAAGCAATTGATATGATCACCAGACTTGAAGACTGCGGAGCAAAAGATTTATACTTGACGGGTAAATACCAGGTCGAGTTCAAGAAACCTATACCTACAAAAAATCATGGCGATGTTATGATGCGTGGGTTTTTGGACTGCCTTGGAAAAACATTTATATGCGATAGCAAGTCCTGTCAGAATCTGAACGGCTTTAAATACGATATCTTTAAATATGGATACCCGATTCAAGCCTACCTTTATTTGACAGCCTTTGATCTTCAAGAGTTCTATTGGTTAGCCCAAAGCAAGACGTATCCCCACACACCTGGAGTCTATAAAGCCTCAGAGGAGACTCTGAAACTAGGTGAGAATAAGTTTAACCAGGCTATAGACACCATCGCTGACTTTCTGGAAAGCGACAAGGGTAGTGAGACACACTACCTAATTCAAACCATTTAAATTTAATACGATGGATATTAACAACAAACCAAAGAGAATATACACAGGGTATGTCGCTGATCCGAAGAGATTCGAGCAGTCTGGCACTACTGTTTATAATATCTCATTTAAAGAGGAGCAACTGCACGACCTTCTAAAGTACAAGACGGCGAAGAACCAAGTGCATTGTGACTTTGTAGTTCTCAATGATGGCAAAGCCTTCATGACTGTATTTGATCCGCACTCTCAGAGCAATCAGCAGAAGATGCCTAAAGCGAATGAGGTTAAAGAGGACCTACCATTCTAAGTAATGAGAATAGACGAAGATAACCTGGGGGGCCTGGTGCCCCCCGTTATCAACCCCAATGATATGGACATCAAAGAAAAAGAATTAGACCAGTTTATTAGAATTGCCACCGCGAGATATGGAAAAAAATTTAAATTCAAACCCCAACGAAGAGCCGTCATTGCAAAGATGTACCGATCCTGGAAAGAACGAAGGAGATCACTCTCTTAACTTAACGATTTACGATAGGCATCGCAAGTACAGTATTGTAAAATATAAATCCGAGTATCAACTGCAAAGATCTGGAGATGCATTGTTCTCCTCTGAAAGCAAAGAAAAAATACAAGAGATATTTAAAAATATGATTAGGAATAACGGAGGATTTTTAACAGTAGCATCAAAATGAAAAGATTTAGAATTGAAAAAGTTTTTTTTGGAGAACCCGAACCAGAGATTAGGAGAATCTTAGTTGACAAACCAATAGATGTAATTAGAAAAACTTGTGACTACTTACATATAAAGGAACATATGCTAGTGAGTAAGCGAAGGGATAGGATCTATATCGATGCAAGATCAATGCTGACTGCATTGTTTCGTTATCATAGTAAAAGTGAATTTCCATATCATAAAATTGGCGAGATGTTAAATCGAAATCATGCAACGGCCATAAATTCATTGAAGAGGCACGCCAACATGACAACATTAACCAGGCGAGGTAAACCCATGAACCCTCAATACCTCTACACATACAATACATTGCGTGACGACCTATGCTATGTGTATGACCCAGGCGCAAAGAAAAAAATAATTTATGGAAAGGAATTAAGATTAGCCATTCAACCTGGAGAGGTAGCCTCTAATGATTGGAAGTTAATTATGGACATGAAATTTGATATTGTTCAATTGAAAAACTTAATAGACAAACACCCCTTAATAAATGAGCATCAATAAACAATCACCTCTAACCACTAAGTATGGATTTGCCATTGCAACCATGCGATCAATGTTCTATTTAAGAAACGCCCAAGTAATGAGAGAAAAATTACAAGAGGCGCTACTGATTATAGGAGAAATACCTTCGGACCCTGTAGATAAAATCAGAATCAAAGAGCCGAAGAAGAATGTTTGATAAAAAAATAACCATGTACAAGTCGGTGGTTGATACTACCGAGCCAGTTGTTGTCACCCTATCGACAGCATTGAAAAGAATTAAAGACGGCAACAGTGAGGAGACAGTCAGCCAAGTAAGAGACGGATCTAAATCCAGAAAAAAAGATTTACCCATTGCATTATTCTCTGGAGTCTTTGAAGGCAGAAAAGACCAGGACTTAAAAACGCACAGTGGACTTATTGTTTTAGACTTTGACCACATCAACGTAAGTGAATCCAAATCCTTATTAGGTACAGACGATTATGTATTGGCTTGTTGGGCAAGCCCGTCGGGAGATGGCTTAAAAGCATTAATAAATGTGAGCCACCCAGATAAACATAGAGATCATTTTAGATCTCTTCAATCTTATTTTGAGAAACAGTATGGCCTGGAGGTCGATCCCTCTGGGGTCAACGAGGCAAGAGCATGCTATGAGAGTTATGATCCAGACTTAGTTATCAATACTACGGCTCAACCTTTCAGCATGATGCTATCTGAAAAGGCCCTGGACCAGACGGCTGAAATTAAAACGCACAGGACGTACACTGACTATGGTAAATTAAATATTGTCTGCGCCATGATCCGTGGATCTTCTGACGGAGAAAAGCATGCGGTCTTATGCAAGGCGGCCATGTTAGCAGGAGGATATATCGCGGCAGGAAGGATTGAAGAGAATGAATCCATCCGAGTAATTGAAAGAGAACTTAGTTTCAAAGAGATCGATGACCTGGATCACGCCAGGAGAACTTTACTGGATGGCATCGAGCAAGGCAAGAGGCAACCCATAAGAGAGACATTGCAAGAAGAGGCCGCCGCCATCAGAGAGATGCAAATCAATAACGGTGATATGTCTTTTGTTGCTAGTGACGTTGAAGACTATAACTGGATTGAGAGTTACCACAGGGGTGATGTTGAAATGGGATTAACCACGGGATGTGTGTACCTGGATAAATACTTTTTGTTTAAAAAAGAATTCGTCGTGATCGTAGGTCATTCAAACGTAGGTAAAACAACCATGGCTTTGAATATGTTATTAGCAAGTGCCATCCACCATAAGTGGAAGTGGATCGTGTATTCGTCAGAGAATAAAACGGGAGCCGTCAAGATGAGACTCATGGAGTTTTGCCTGGACAAACCTATCCAATTTATGAGCGCTGAGGAAAGGAGTTTTGCTTTTGATTTTGTAAAGAATCATTTTGTTCTGATAAACAACCACGAGACTTACGGCTATACAGACATGCTAGTCTTTGCAGAAAAGTTAATTAGGCAGGAAGAGTACCAGGGTTTACTTATTGATCCATATAATAGTTTGAAACTACAAATGGGACAGACTGGATTGAATTCTCACGAGTATCATTATGAAGCCGCCTCAGAGTTATTAACATTATCTAACAAGCAGAACATGGCAGTTTGGTTGAACACTCACTCTATTACTGCGGCGCAAAGAGCAACAGGAGATGATGGTTTATCAGTGGCCCCGTTAGGGTCAGAAGCAGAGTCTGGATCTAAGTTTAGCAATCGTAGTGATTCCTTACTGGTATGGCATCGAAAGGTTCAAGCAGAGGACGAAGATCGCAGGAGAATAACTGAGTTTCATGTAGTTAAGCAAAGAAACAAAGAGACAGGAGGAGAGCCGACACCAAGGAGTCATCCTGTTCTGTTTCAGATCAATAAGAACATGACTGGATTCAAAACTTGGGTCTCTGGTTTAAAACTTTTTGAGCCTCTGTCATTGGCAGACAGACAAAAATACTTATTTTAATGGTGTGATTGAAGATTACTATGAGATTGTACTCCAACTTCCGAAACCGCCGAGCCTTAATGCGTTTTATGCAGGACGTCATTGGACATCTAGAACTAGGGCCAAGGAATCTTACTTCAAGAGTATCGAAGAGGAACTTAAAGAAGTTCCTGTATTTACTGCGGAAAGATTTAGTCTTTCTGTTAGGTATAATTGTAGGTTTGATGTGGATAACAGTATCATTTGCATTAAGTTTCTTGCTGATTATTTACGCAACAATGACTACGTTGTTGACGACACGCCGAAATATTTCATGAA